TCTATTGGTTGCCTTCTTGTTCTAGCATCTCTTGATGCAATCCATTCTTTTAATGTAACTAACCCAGTTGCAGTTGCTCCTACTTGTGAACCTATGTTGGCTGCTCTGCCTGTTTCCGTTCTAGCAATAAGTTCTGCTCTATAATCTGTAATGCCTGAAGTTCTAAGCAAGGCAATTGTTTGAGGCAATGTAAGATTTTTCTCTGCTGACTCAATTAGGTATCTTCTAATTTGTTCTTTGGTTGTTTCGGTAATATCTGCTGCCAATTTATCTAAGCCATCATTTTGGAGAACTTGGATAATAGCATACTGAAAAGCATCGGTCTTAGCAGATTTAAACTCCATAGGCACATAAACCCCCTTTACAGACTTTTTAACGGCACTTTCGCTTATTAGAGCCATCTTGGTACCCATAGCCAAATGCAGCTTGTAAATGGTCTTTTTAAGGGCTTTGTCGCTAATTTTAGAATAGTCTTGTGTACGGCAATAGGTATTCACCTGATTTTGCAGTTCTTTCTTGAACTTAGGCGAATATTGTTTTAATGCGTTGGCATATAGTTTTCTATAATCTTGCCAAATCATTTTATGGGTTTAGGTTATCAGGAATATTCAAAGGTTGGAATTGGTCAGTAGGTTGCAAAGATGAAGGAATATAAAGTTTCTCCATTTCCTCTTGTGGAATATAGTCTGGAGTTTTAATACCCATAATCTCATTCTTTTGAGCAGGAGAAATCCACCAAGCCGTATTTAACCAAGCAACTTGCTCTGTTTTATTAGCCTCTAATTCTTGATAGACTTGAATGTCATATCCTACATACAATCCACTATTTCTATATCCCCAGTCAGAATGTAGTTTTCTATTTAAATTCTCGGTTAAAGAATCCAACAAAGGAATAGCACATCTTAAAGTCAATGCCTTCTCTCCCTCTAATTGATTGTTATAAGTCTTATTATCAGCATCGTTTAATAGTTGTGATGGTACTCCGTAAATATTACAAAGTGCCTTCATATCCCATTTCTCTGATTCAATGATATTAAGTTCCACTGGACTTAGTCCTATTTGTTTCCAGTCTACCTTATAACCACTTACTGCAATAGAGTTAAAATTAGCTGCACCACCTTTCTCGCTAACTGCTCTCTTTAGTGCTTGTGCTTGTGCTTGACCACTTGTAGGGTCAAACCTTTCATCGTTCATAAATAGAACTCCTGCTGGTCCACCATTTTGGAATGATGCAACGGCAGCAGTCTTAGCTTCATTACTTCTAGTTAATGTTCTAGCAGCAGCAAGTAAAGGACTTTGTCCGTATAATTGTCCACCTGTAACTGTCCACTCAGGATTAAAGTATTTGTCGTGTAAGATTTCTTTTGGGTCAAAGGACCACATTGCTCCGTAGTATAATTGGTAGCCCACTCTGGTTGGTGGGAACATTTCAATGTTGGCAATAATAGCCATATACTGAGCAGGCAAAGCAAATAGTTCAAACGGCTTACCTTGATTGTTTCCTGTTTCAATAAGTTTTCCATATATAAATGAATTTCCTGTTATTAACTTAAATCCACACCATTGCTCAACTAAATCTGCCCAAGTATCTTCTCCATTAGGATATTTTAAAAGGTCGTTTAATCTTTGGTCTCCTGTATATATCTCAAATGCTTTCTTATGTAAATCATTTACCTCTTGCCAGTTAGTAATCTTATCTGGTTGCTTCATTAATGATTTGTATCTTTTTGCAGATACTTCATCTTTAACTTTATATACATGAAATGGAGCAAGTTTAGCTTTATCAGTAATTAGTTTTACAATTGAGTAAACAATATCATTAGCTATATATCCATCTCTTACGAATGCTCTTGAATCACCACCTTGCCAAGTAACGATACCTCGTTGAATAGCGACACTTGTATCAAAAGGAATATTAGGTAATAGAGTGTTTATCTTCTTTTTAGTTAAGAAGTCAAAAAATGCCATATTATTAGAATTTAAACAAAGTTATGATTTTTACATCAAAATACACTTACTTGAAATTTAGGTTTAGTTAAATGAGTAAATACTGCATACCTAGAAGCATCCAAAGCATCATCATTTGCTTTTACTGGTTCTTCTATCACATTATCGTTTTTATCCTTTTTCCATTTATAAGACATAAACTCTCTTTTAAGGTTTTTGCTATAAAAGTGAATGTTTATAGGATAAGATTTCATTTTAACTATTCCTGCCCATACATCTTTTTGAGCAGGTTTAATATTAAATCCTTGTCGGTAAAGTTCTTCTATTGATTTAGGTTCGGCTGCATCTGCGTATATGGTTGCTCTCTCTGGTACTTTCTCTTTTATTAATCTTGTAAGGTCGGATAAGGTAAGCCCACTTTGGTAAATTATTTCCTCAAAGTAGTTCTCTCCTTCGTAATGGGTAACCTTTATAAGTGCTGCTGGATGCACATAACCAAAGTCTAATCCATAGAATACATCTCCTTCAGGTGCAGTATCATATTGTTTCCATTGAGTATATATTAATTCTTTAGCTGCTCCTCTTTCTCCTAATCCGTAAACTTTCCACATAAAGTCATCAGGAAGGTTTTGATATTGCTCAATGTTTTTTATTTGTGATTCGGATAGATTTGGTAGGTTGTTTAGATAGGTAGAATGTATGCGTTTGTTTTCAGGGTTGTCAGCTATCTCATATACCCAATTAACAAAGTCAGCAGGATTCCAGTCTAAGAATACCTTTCCTGTTGTTCTCATTAGTAGTTGGTCGTATAATGTACGCTTGATTAAGTTTGCCTCGTTAATAAATAATACATCCCTTGCTGGTCCTCTTGCCTTGCTTTCATCCTCTAATCCAAATAGTTCTATGTAAGACCCATTAGGATAAGTGTATATAAAATCGGAAAAGCTAAAGTCATTGTCTGACCATAGACCCCAATTTTCCATTATGCTTTTAAAGTCTCTGTAAACCCCTCTTTTAATATGGGGAAGGGAATGCGATACTATTGAAATTCTAGTCTTAGGATTGTTGTAAGCTATCTCAATTAGTAATTGAACTATTGAATAAGACTTTGAAGAACGAGTGCCACCCTCATTACATATAACTGAATAGTTTCCTTCATACGCTTTTTTATTGGCAAAGAATACAGGTGTCGCATTAATCTTCAATTGGTTTGCATCGGTCATCTTGTTGTATTGTTATTTGAACGCTGCCTTGAATGTTTGCGTTTAAATCCGTTGTTTGTTTGGCTCTGCCTTCTAGTCTATCAAGTATCTCCTGATAAGCCTTTAAATCCCCTTTGAATGCCTTTTGTAGTACCATCATATCTAATTGCTCTGCCACAGTAAACTCCTCTTTCTCTCCTGTAATTGGGTTGGTTTTTACTTGGACTAATTCTAATAATCTTAGTAATCTAGTCTTGCTATTTGGTATTCCTTTAGGTCTGCCATTAGGGTTTGCAACCTGCCCTTTCTTAAATGGGGTTAAATTTTGTTCGTTAGCCATAATCTCACTATTATTTCACTATTCTTACAAAGTTACCCCATTCTTCTTGATTTCCAATGTTGGGTCTAGTTTACGCATCCTATCTACGATAACTTGGCAGTATTTTGGGTCTAGTTCCATTAGTCTTGCTTTTCTATTTAATTGTTGAGCAGCTACCATAGTTGACCCACTTCCACCAAATACATCAAGAACTATATTATTTTCTTTGCTACTATTCTTCATTGCTCTCTCTGGCAACTCTACTGGCTTTTGAGTTGGATGGTATTCATTTTTACTATCTTTTTTTAATTCCCAAACACTTTTCTCATCACTTGCACCAAACCATTGTGGGCTTTTTCCCTTTTTAAAAGCATATATAAATGGTTCAAAGTTTGGAATATATTGAGCCATAAAAGCACCTAATCCACTTTTTACTTTATACCAACATAATACTGCCCTTACTTGAAGATTAAGATTAGCAAAAGAATTAAATGTTTCTACTGACTTATTTGTACTATACCATATATAAAATGCAGAATGGTCGTGTGAAAATAAATCTGCATTCATTAATGATTCATAAAAAAAGTCAGTTAAATCTTGCCCTTGTAATGTATCGTTTTCTATGCCTGTTCTTTTCTTTTTGTTATGTCCACCTTCATAGCTTACTCCATAAGGAGGGTCTGTAAATACCATATCAGCCTTTTGTCCGTTCATTAGCTTTGCCACTTGGTCGCTATCTGTACTATCACCACATAGCAATCTATGTTCGCCTATTTCAAATAAATCTCCTAAAACTATATCCGTTTCAATCCCTCCCTCTGGAACTGCAAAGTCATCTTCTTCTGCCTCTAATACGTTTGCATCAAAGTTTGGTATATCTAAACCCCATTCAGTTAGTTCTAAAGCATCCCAGTTATTAGCTAAGTCATCCCAGTCCCATTCTCCGTATCCTACATTATCTTTTACAATAAACTCTTTCTTTTTCTCTTGGCTTAGATTGTTTGCGTGTATTACAGGAACATCCGTTAGCCCAGCTTCAAGACAAGCCTTTAGTCTCATATTGCCTCCTAAGACCATATTGTTCTCATCTATTACAATAGGTCTAAGTTCTAGCATTTGGGGGAAGTCTTGAATAGACTTTACAAGTTGTTTAAACTTATTATCCTTAATTAATCTAGGATTATTAGGATTAGATTTAATTTCGGTTATTAGCATAATTGGGATAATTCCATTTTATAGATGTTATTAGCTTGTTCTAATGTCTTAAATGTACCTAAATGAACTTGCTTTTTGTTCTTATATATTTTCACAGAATAGGTATTTGCTTTTGTAACTTGAACGCAAGGATTATCAGAATTAAAATAATGTAGGACATTTTCTCTGTTATTGCACCATTCTAAGTTATCAATCCTATTATTAGTTTTTACTAAATCTTTATGATTAACTAAATCCTTATTCTCAATTTTAGGCAAAAAGGCATTTGCAACTAATCTATGTACTGAATAATCTTTGCCACATAATGATACTCTATGATAGCCATTAGTATCTTTAAATGGGCTTAATATTATTGGCTCTTTTCTCCTAAACGACTTTACATTACCAAAATTGCTTATTTTGTATAATCCTATAAAGCCTTGTATATCAACATATATTTCTTTTAACATCTTCCTTGTTTTACATATTTCTTAGTAGGTTTGTCTTTAGGACCATTGTTCTTTTTAGCCTTTCCTTTTTTTCTTGCTCCAAAGGAGACCTTGCCATTAGGATTTAGTTTCGCCATATTTATTTATTAGTTCGTTTAACTCTGTTCTAGTCCATTTCTTTATTAGTCTAGACTGACTTTCTAAATGTAAAACCATTCTTTCGCCTATCTTATCTATTAGGTTTTTTCGGTAGCCTATTAGGTGGAATTGGTCAAATCCATTACAAGCTTTGCACTCTCCGTTTACATTATACTCATCAAATCTTAAAGCTGAACTATTCTTGACAGGCACATAATGACCTGCATCCATTTGGCTGGTATCTTTAGTTTGACCACACGATATGCAAGTAAAGTAACCATTTTGACTATCTCTTTGTCGTATATAACGATTAAAAATTGTTTGTGCCTTCCCAGTAAGTTTTGGAATGGTTTGTAATGCCATAGGACAAAATTAGGGATTAACTTGTACACGAACAATTAAAAGCTGGGTTTAAATCCGAAAGGTCTTGTCCTTTAAATAAATCGTTTTGAGCATAATTTAGCATTTGTTTGTAAGTTGTATCTTGAAAATAAGTATGCCCATTACCTTTTAATTTGCTTAATTCTTCATCTTCAATCCATTCATTAGCTAGTTCTGGATATGACCTTAAAATATTAATTATTGCATTTTTGCCTTTAAGAAAACATAAAGTACAATTTCCTAGTATAGCAGGTATTTCTAATGTGTAAGGTTTTTTACTCCAATAGTCATTTACATAAGCCTTATCTATCCCAGCTTCATATAATGGAAATTTAGGATGTATATAGGCTTGTCGTTTCTCATATCCTTTTACTCTGCGTTCTTCATCTGCCCTAAACCCTACTAACCATTCATAGTTTTGTTTGCCATAGTTTGCTCTAAGATATCTTTTAGCAGTCTTAATCTTAAGTTCAATAGTGCATTCTCTTTTAACTCTATTAGGTATTAATTTCCATTTTTTATGTTCTAACATTCCTCTAAAACCACCTTCGTAACTTATTCTAATAATTGGAATATTTTCGTGTGCCTCAAAGTCATTAATAAACTTATATGTCTTTGGATGCTCTCTTTTAGTATCTGCAAATATTACTAAGTCTCCTTCACGATAATTTAAAATTGTCATCAAAGCACTTGTTTTTCCTCCACTAAAGTTTATTACTCTTATCATTTTATTTTTTTATACGGAACGTTATTTCTCTATTTTGGTACTCAAATCTTTTCTTTTTTAGTGGGTTAAGGCTTTCCTTTATTTGGTACTCATTTACTCCAGTTACTCTTTTTGCGTAGGCTACTGACTTAAATTCTATTTCCTCTTTTGTATCTATAAATATTAATCTTATTGGTTGTGCGTTCTCGTGTCCTCTTATTTTACTCATATTTTTGGATGTATTCTTTTATTTCTATGTAAATCATTACTGAGCAGTAAACACATAGGAATACTGGAACTGAGATAAAAAAAAATTTAATTAATTGTATTGTTT